CTTAAACATCAAAGCATTCAAGCCTTAGGCCCTCTTAGTATCAGGTTTTTCAGCATTCGTGCTTGCATATTAACTCGTACACTTCGATAACACTTTGTTTTGGTCATCATTCCAACGATGTCCATATTCCTTCAATTATGTACATTGTTAGGGTACGCTATGAAATTTATCTTTAAGCGCACCTATTATAAACGTCCTATTGGAGCCATTGAAATCGAACAGCCGACCCCAATCCGATTGGTAGGTGTTCGATCTTTTTGGCGACCAAATCTTGCCTTTAGCGCGCAACAGAAACATGCAAATTTCTTGTGGTGGCGCGCTTCATTATGGTATCTCAGTTGTACATGTGCTTATGTAAGTGGTTGTTACCTCATTTACGTAGCATATGCACAATTAGACATCGGCCAAGAATTAACCAATATATCTACTAGGGTTGTCCGAGTGGGTGAACGGTGTACTTTCCAGTATACACCTGTTTACATCGGCCAACCAGGTGATTTGTATGACTGCCCTGAGCTGTTGTCATGCAGGACACACAACCATACTCTGCATGGTCTTGGTACTTACGATAAATGTACACAGTCCACCACTGCAGTTTTTCATTATTTGCTAGCAAATATTGCTTGTATCACCTGGGTAGCACTTAAGATTTATTTAACCTTAATGTATTTTCCACATTTTGGCACATTCGGAACGTTTTTCAAAACTGACAAAGATCTAATTGTCGGACTGAAACAGGCATTCCGTGAAATTGTTGTCAATCCTGTGGGTAAGGTTGCTGTAGGTCATAGCCATCCAGATGCAGCAATTGCTCGCAATGTCGCTGATGAAGGGATTAACACATTCATAAGACTGCAAGGTCTAGATGTGTATTCGGTTCAGATGTCCCAACGCGACGTAGCAGCTTCTGTTGATGGCAGCTTAATACACTACCATCTCCAGGATCAGCACATGCAAGAGCGGTCCGACCCCATCACCCAACAACATGTGGTGAAGTTATGTAATGTTGATTATTACATTAACTGGTTAGACTATTTGTGGATGGCACAACCATTCATGCTCTTCACATTTACTCCTGAGGATCCCTGTGGCAGTTACCATGAATACAAATGGACTACTAATAATAATAATACCATAACAATGGATGTTAGTGGAGGTGCGACTTACCACCACCCATTGTGGAATTATAATGTGGACCATTTCTCTGTCACGTATCCAGGAGTAACAATTACTTATTCAGTCGAAATCAACCGAATTTATAAGCATTGGTCATATGTTTTATTATGCCCAATGAGTGTTGTTCGCGCTAGTGCTCTAGCACGTCCGTCAATGACGTTACAACGACAACAACTAATTGTTAACGCAACCACTATTGCAACTATAGAACAACATAAGAAAACTATGTTTGATAGTGGACCACTCCGTGTGCCCTGCGCTATAATCGAACATTCCGATAGCTCTATTAGCGTGGCTCGCCCGGGCGAATTCAGCAGTATCACCATTTCAAGTAAATTGCGCTCAACCCTTAATTCCAGGATAGAGTATAGCCAATTTAAGTTAGGTGATCTGTCAAATTTACTTTCAACTGAGTATGGCAGTGACCAACGGTTTGCTGCTGCTACTATATATACTAGTTATCCGTATAATGGACGATTATGTGGTAAAGCTACCACTAAATATAGTCAGCGGGACCTTGATGTATCATATGGTCGCTCAGATCCATCTTTCCTACCAGAATTATCATTAACCGGCACAGTGCTGTGTAGTCCGGTCATAGATAATGGCTTTCTACCTTGGAGGTCAAAACTGAATGAGAAGTGGACCCGTGAAGAACGGATAGAAAATATTCGCAATGTTCAAGTTAGGTTCTTACCCAAGTACTTGAAATTTGCGTGTGAATTCGCAAAATTAATTATTCCACACCCTTCATGCCAGGCGCCTTACGAAGTTAGCATGGTGGCCGAGTTACAAAACCGCCCCACGCAAATACAAAATAACTTCGCGCAGCACGGAATATGGATAATTGGATAATTGACATGCCCTCTGAAGTCAAATCATTTCAGAAAAGTGAGGTTTACCCTGGATTGAAGGATCCACGTAATATTTCAACATTACCTAGTGAGCATTGTTTAATTTATTCCACATTTACATTACCTTTTACAAATATACTAAAAACAACGAAATGGTATATTTTTGGTAAGCATCCTAACCGTGTAGCTGAAGATGTTACAAATTTATGTGCCCGATCAAAAACCATAACTGAAACTGATTTTTCACGGTTTGACGGAACACATTCCCTAGCGCTTTATAAGTTAGAATTAGCTTTATTATTGCGCACTTACCACCCTTGTCACCATAAACAAATACGCCAAGTGCATGCCTCTATGGTTAATGCTGGCGCACGGATGACATTAGGGACTCGATACGAAATAGGTGGTTCCAGGTTGTCTGGTTCCGCCGACACATCTTGCATGAATTCAATTGACAATGCATTTGTTAGTTATTGTGCGTATCGTACTATGGGATACTCTGAAAGTGTCTCGTATGATAAGTTAGGGCTTTATGGTGGGGACGATGGGTTGAGTGGTGATATTGACACCACAATCCTTGAGCGTGTTGCTACTGATCTTGGTCTTAGATTAAAAGTAACATCACGTCCCAGTAGTGATCCCACGTCACTATTGGGTCGTCTCTATCCAATACCAGCGGGATCGCCAGTTAATATGGCTGATTTACCCCGCCAGTTGGCAAAACTGCATGTTTGCCCCACTCGCGACCCAAAAATAGTCGCTGATCCTTGGATCGGCCTGTATAATAAGGCTAGTGGTTATTATATTACTGATCCACATACC